GCTGTTGGTAACAGTGCATCTGTTTTACAGATTGCAGTTCAATCTCTTGGAGAAGGAACTGGTAAGTTTGCTATAGGAGACTTAATCGCTGTAGGACCTCTAGCATCATTCTCTAGTAACACTGGTCAAGTTGAATTTATGACAATTACTGATGTTGTGGATGCAACAAACACAATCGTTGCAACTAGAGCACAGGAAGGAACAGTCAACATGAGTCATCAGGCTGCTGATGTTGTTAGAAGATTCATCAAACATGAGAGACAATCTCTTGTAAATAATGCTCAAATAAGACAGAGATTATCAGCAGGAGTTCCAACTGATTACTTATCTGTAATTCTAGAAAGAGGATATATCTCACAAACAAAACTAGATTACAGACAATGGTTAAGATTTAGAAATACATCTACTAATGTTGAGATCTATGGTGTAGTTCAAGGTAGACTATATGGTAAGGTTCATTCTTCACAGATGGATGAGCAAATTGGTGATGGTGCTAAGTCATACAGAGAAGGTAGTTTAAATGTTGTAGACAATCTAACATTAGAAGGTGGTAACTTCGTAATTTACGATAGTGTTAAACAGACAAAACTATTCCAATTTGTTAATGATGACGGACATGCCGATCACTCAGGTCTAATTAACTGGGATGCTGGTGTGATAGCAAGAGGAGACTTCTTCTTATATCCAACATCCTGCCCAGAAAACGTTATCCTAACTTCTGCTTGTGATCCATCATTCTCAGTTGATAACTTAGGAAATGTAACTGCTCAAAATTCATTAACAGTTACAGGTACTGCTGCAGTATCACCAACAGAAACAGATGTCTTCTCAGTAAGAAATCTTGGAATTAATGGTGGTAGTGAGTATAGCATTAAACAAGATCGTTCAATAGATGCATTTGGATTACAAAACTTCACCACATCAACTGGTGCAAGACATTCAAGATATCTATCAGCAGCGTCAGCAGAAGCAGATCTAACATTGATTTCAAATATAGTTTATATGGTGAATGTACAGTCAACACAAACATTAATTGTTACATTACCAGCAGCACCACAAACAGGTGACATTGTAAGAATGATTGATGTAGGTGGTAACTTAAAGTATGATACAACATTAGTCGTCAGAACTCCTGAGACTAGTGGCACACCAATACAGGGTGATGCAGTTGGAACACTATTTGGAGATAGATTAACTGCATATCCATCTGGTGAACTTGTAGTACAGACTCCAAATGCAGCATTTGCATTAATATATCTTGGAGCAGTTGATAGTAATGATCAAATAGGCATCCCAACCAGCGTACAAGGTTGGTGGTTAATGGAGGTATAATTAATGCCAAGTTACAACCGTATAAAAGCAGCAAAAGCCAGTCCAATCGGTACAATCATGCCATGGACTGGTAGTACAAGCGAATCAGCATTGAGTCCAGACGCTATACCAAGAGGTTGGATAGTTTGTAATGGTAGTCAACTAAGGGCGAAAGATTATCCTTTACTTGCACAAGTATTAGGTAATCTATATGGTCCTGTAGTTGAATCTGGTCAACCATTTGTTGGTATATCTAATTCATATCCGACTTATCAAGATTCTGATGTGTTTAATCTACCAATACTTAATCAACAAGTGCCAATAGATTTAGAAGGTAACTTGTTAACTGGAGAAGAATTAAATGTTTTAGGACAATACATTTCACTGAATGGATTTGAAGGTAATCAACCAGTTTCAAACGTGTTGTCATATATTGATGCACAATTTTCATCATCAGTTGAAGCAGAATTGTCAGGAAAGATAAAAGGTATCAGTCTTGAACCTCCATCATATTTTGATACTATTAGAACTATACCTAGAAAATTAGGTGTAGAACATACTGCTGCACATACACACCCAAGACCATCAGGTGGTTTCTATCCATCAGTTGAGTTGGGTGGTAGTTATCTTGGTATGTTTGAAGCAGGATATTTTGAGACAGCGGGAACTGAATATTCAACAGGATCAGACACAGGACAAACGAGTGATGAACCACTAGCAGATAGATTTAGTCCAGGTACAGTCACATGGACAGCATATGACCCTGCTGCTACATCATTAGTTGACTGTAATGATCATCGGCACTTCGGTCAAGCATCTGATGTTATACCAATAGTTCCAACAGTTGATCGTAATGTTAGCACATATGCAAATACACAAGATTATCAAGATGATAATACATGTATTATACCAGTACAGCAACCAGCTGTTACTTCTCCATTCCCACCACCTGGCACATATCTAGGAGGAAGAAATTTTTATATATCAGATCAAGTTCCTGAGGCAAGGAGAGGTAGTGGTGTGACTCCTCCAACAACAGATCCAAATGATTACTATGGTGCTGTTGGTGCAGGAAGAGATTTTCCATATCCTACTACATTAAATCATAATGGTGATGCATTTACAGCAACTTCATTAGGATCCCATAATCATTTCACGATTGATTTATCAATGACGTTGGGACAAATGAATTTGCCTAGTACTATACTCATAAATAATATGACCACTGGAAACATAGAACCAATAGATGTTGACAGAGCACTCAGTGTACAGGTAAATCCTAACACACCATCATTGGTCGTACTGTATATCATCAGAGCATACTAATGGCAGTATTATATTCAAAAGAAAAGGGAAAAATAGGAACACTTACAGGTTCTATCATAAACTGGTCGAATCAATTATCATCTTCAGATCCAGAAGACCCAACTTTATCTGCAACTCTTCCTGCTGGTTATTTGAGGTGTGATGGATCAATCTATTTGGCAATAAATTTTCCAGAACTTGCTACTATATTAGGAACAGGTATAAATTGTAGATATAAAAAACCAGACACAACATTACTTGACAATCAATTTCAAGTACCAGATCTTGGTGCTAAATCTACTAAGACATCATTTTCTTCAAACTTAGGAGACTATCAAGACACATATTTACTAAATGACGCAGGACAAGAGATAACTAAGTCTGGTGTAGGATTAGAAGTTAGTACTAATATAGGTACAACATATACTATTCAGTATCAAGGTAACTTCTTTTTACCAGCACAGACAATTGAAATTACAGGACAACCTGGTTTTGCTAAGTCTACTGGTAACTACACAGAAGAAACGGAAGTGTTGCAGTCAGCATTCCAACCACATGCCCATTTCCATGATGGTAAGAGATCAAGAACTTCATCACCAACAAGTGAGTTTGGTTTATTTGGTAGAAACTCATATACATCTAAATCTACTTTGTGTATTATGCCATGGGCAAACAACACAAGACAAGAATTATGTAAGGCAGTAGCATCTAAAGAGATTGCTGCACAACAACAGAGAACAGATCAAAATGGTTGTTTTACTTTCTTAGTTGGAGGTCCTAGTCAAGAATTATATACTTGGTATGGTGGTTGTTGGGCAGGATGTACTTTTGATCAAACTGATAAGTGTCTGATTCCAGGTAACATACCTCAGTTCGATGCTAATGGAGTTACTATTGGTACATTAGAGTTTGGGTGTTCAGATAATGGATCTCAAGTAGGATTTCCAATATATGCTGGTGAGGGTAGTCCAGCACCAATAGGACAATGTGGCAACATTCAATATCAAGGTGAAATGAGTTGTAAGACAACTAACCAATGTAACATTGGTGCTGCATCTTGTAATAACTACAGTTCGATTGGTTCAGGTCCAATATACAATAAAGTAGCACCAAACTATACACCAGCAACAGTTTCACAAGCAACACAAGTTCCTTTTGATGGACAAGCAAACGTGGTAACATATGGTGCAATTAATAATACTGTTACTGATATTGAAGAATTTGGTAATGAATGTATACACAAACATTTTGTTCCGTTTAATCAGGATCCTCATACATATAACGTTGTAACAAAACCAACATATATTCCAGCTGGTAATATAACATCTACAGTTAATATAGATGTGAATGCTGAGAATAAAGCAGATGGTTACATACAACCATTTTTAGTTCAAGAATTTTTAATTAAGTATTAGAATGGCATCATACAGGAATTCATTTGCGAATTATTTTTCCGATAAGACTGGTAACCAT